TACGATACTGCGTTTTTTTAGTGTTAAGACTGTTCTTTAAGCTTTCTCTAGCTTTGAAGCTTAAACTTGTATCTTTATCAATGTCCTGTTCTGTGGCATCAAACTTTTTTATAGAATCAGCAGTGTTTGCTCTTATTTCATAATCTGTTGCCCTTACACCTCTATCAAAACTTTCAATGGTATAATTAATTTGCAAATTGTCAGCAATAGATGTGTTAATAGTTTCATACGCTGATTGTTGCAGCCTCATTCTTTCTTGCGATCCGGCAGCAACTAAAGACATTTTGTTTATTGTTGATGCAAGTTCTTCATTGGCGGCAGAAGCTCTACGCTGCTGACCCCTATTGTAAACATTTCTAGCACCTTGTAACTTACCCGCTGTTACAGACGGCATAAGTTTTTGAATAATTTTGTCTTTTTGTCTTTGGTTTATATCTGTTCTTGTGCCTATCTTTGCAAGAAAATCATCAGCAAATACGCCGTAATTTTTATCAAATACAGTTGTGTCTGTGTCCTTGTTATTTGTCACAAAATCAAACTGCTTTTGATCAAACTCTTTTAAAGATTCACTATAAATTCTGTTTTCTTCGGCTCTCTTTTGCTCTTGCCCAAATTGAAATGCTACTTGCCCAACCTGTCGCATAAAGGCTGCTTGTGCCTGACCTTGTGCAGTAAAATCCCCAGTTCCAGCTCTAGGTGATAGTGCGCCTGTAGAAGTTCTTACTGTGCCGCCTTGTCCTTGATTGTATAAAGGTATCTTCGGCATCTATTAACCTCCTGCTCCTGCTGTAGCCGCCGCTTTTGCGCCACCTTCTATGCCAGACAATAATGAGCCATAAGCGGCATATTTAAGAGAAGCCGCTCTTGCACGACCCGAAGTTCTTGCCAATGCTGCTTCAGATTGTTTTTGCACTTGCTCTATATTACTAGCATACTGAATCATTGCTGCATCTGCTTCTGTGCTAAAATATGTGTCAGCAAGAGCTTGCAATGGACTTCCTGATATTTGCACCCCAGAAGCCGCTATCCTTGTTGTTTGTTTGCCTACAAGACGATCAGACTGTTTTCTTAATGCTTCTTCTTGATCTCGTTTAGCCCTAGCAAGCAACACGGCTTCATTTTCAGCAAGCGCAGCATTATATTCACCAACAGCTTTTGCATTTTTAGCCGCAGCCATATTGCCCTTGTAGCCCATAATGCCACTAAGTACAGACGCACCCCCTGCCATTTCTCCATAATTAAATTCGGCTTTAGTTTGTTCAGCCATTACATCAACCTCGCGTAACGAATGTAGTCTGTGCCATCTGGCCCGTACTTACGCATAATACCCTCTTTTTCAAATCCTAGCCACTGTGCATATCTGTTTGCAGTAAGATCTAACGCTGATACACTTGCTTGGATACGAAACAAATCAAACTCTTCCTGTATGTGCTGAAACAAATAATCAGTCCACTTTGCTATAGTCTTAGGCTTTTCATAGCCCTCTTTGCCTACTAACAGCCATGCCTCACCTACGCCTTTCCACATTGGATGCACACCGCCTGTAGCCAACACTGCATCGCCTTCCATGCCTGTGTAACCAATTACGCCTTCATACGAGCCAAGCGATTCCTTTCCGGCTCTAGTCATCTCAAACACAAGATTAATCTTGTCCAGATGTTCTTTTTTGAAAGGTATAATATTAGGCATCAAACGTATTAGACCTTCTCATTATAGCTAAAACAGTCATAGGTAATGGCTGATTTTGTCGTATCATCACCTTGGCATCGTTGTCATATCCAGATGGGAATGATATTTCTTTATCGCCACTAAACATTGGCACGGCAGTATCCATGTCCATGCTACTATCTCTAAACGGTATTCTGTCTAAATTGTTTGTATCTGTGCCTATTTCTGCACCGACTGTATCTAAAAATCTTGCTGTTACACCGTGTATTCTTTTTATTTTACCTTGAGATACCCCGTCTTCTGCACCAGCTTCCATACGCAAAGTCTGAATAAGAGATGTATAACTATACCCAATATGAACTTTTGATGAACTTCTATCGAGCGTTATGCTGCCACCTGACACAGTTTTATCAGCATGGCTAGAGCCATCTGCAAGTATAGATACAGTTTCACCTTCAAGATGATGCAGACCAGATATGGTTGTTGTTGCTCCACCGCTATAGGTAAGGCCACTGTCTAAGAAAAAAGCATCATTGATATCTGTGCCAAAATTCACTGATTTGAGATAAACTATATGTCTGACGGTAGCACTGTTGATGGTGCGCTTTACAGATAGATACACTTGGTCTTCAGAGCCGCTAGGAATAGCTGTAATGCTTTCTACAGTAGCTGACCCCCCTAATGGGTGAGTATGCCATCCTACGGCGTTATTTGCCCGATCATAGGTCAATCCAATCAGCCGCCCATCTGTGTGTACAAACCACACAATAAGCTCTGGCTCTTGCTGCCATACCATATCCGACACACCGCCTCTGGTTATATGGTCTGCAAGAATGGTAAGATCTACACCAGCCAAGCCATCTTGTCTGTCATCAAAAGTAATTTCCTTTACCTTTTCCTGACCCTTTTGGATAATAATGGTTGATGACGCCGCCCTCAACGGTCTTACGCCAGACGAACCAAAGGTAGTTTCACGCAAAACATTTACGTTTGTTGGGCTAACAGGCTCGTTCCCTGCCCCACCTGACAGCGTAAACTCTGAGCTAGTTGTCAATATTTGCAAGAAACGGGCTGGCAACAAATGCTTGATGACGTTTACCTGATCAGATGCAATAGTAAATGTAACCGCATCATCATCATTAGTGCCTGGTGTCATGTTCTCAAAGTCAGCACTAACTGAGCCAAACAATGTCTGTGGTTGGCCTACAGTGCCAGCAAAGTACAGACGTTGCTCATAAAACGCTACAGCCCGTGGGAACTTTTGATCCCCATCAAATGCTCCAAGTGACCAGCGTGTATGAGCGTTGCTTGAGCCTACCGCACTATCTGGCAACTTTGAGTTTCCAAACTGATCTTCATGCACATCTGCTGTGACCACAGTTGCACTGGTAAACCCAACAATTCTGACATGACCATGCTGATTATGTTGATATTCCCATTGTATAGATCCATAAGTCTCTGTGCCTGTCAGATGCACAGGAGCAGTGTTGCCAGACGTTTGCGTTGATCCAGTTACATTTTTGTACACATGATTGTTGAAACGAACCGTAGCATTGTTGGCATAACTGGTGCTTGTTGCCCATTCGTCATGCTCAATTTCTAGTATTTCTCTGAAACGAATATAACGCCCAACATCATCGCTGGAAAACAAATCGGCAGATGCTGTGATAGTTATGCCAGTGCCTGTTGCCGCTGATGCGTGTAGTGTTGTAGTTGTAGCGTTCTCATCCAGCCACGGGCCATCAATAAAATCTATATCTGTTAAGGTAAATGATGAAGCTGTTGTGCGTGTAAGTTTAGCTGGCTCATGGTCTTTGTGAGCAAGAAACAACACATCAGCAGACTGTGCATGGTTAATCTCAAACACTTGCGCTGTTGTATATGTAGTTGTTACCTCAACAATCTTGCCTGACTTACCGCCAGATGAATACGCAGTAAACGCTGAACCATTGACACTAGACAACTCAAACGTGTTAGTAGTTTTGTTAGCAACAGTAAACTCTCTGTTGTTTATTTCAGTCATGCCAGCTACTTCTGTAATAAAAATCCTATCACCATCAGCATAGCCGTGACTGTTAGAAGTAATGACAACGGGATTGGCTTTTGTTGCCCCCGTAATCGTTTTCTGTGATTCGGTGAGTATTCCCCCGTCTTTGAAGAAGCGGATATAATTATTGCCAAACTCAAGGACATAAGCCTGTTCATCACTAAATTCAAAGTTAATTAACCTGACCTGACCGCCATCTTTTGATGTTCCAGCGTAATAACTACCAGGTCTTCTAGTTGTTCCGCCTTGAGGAAACACCAACATATTCTGCATTGTTTGTGCAGCTTCACTGTATTTGTCTAGGTCAATACGGCCTTCCAGCCTTGGTGACAGTTCACCAGCCCGAAAGTTGGTTACAATAGTCGATACCCTCGCCATAGCCTAGAACCTTATATTTACAAATTCGTCTGCTTGTGGCTGCTCTGGGAAACCTTCCATAGCATCTATAGACTTTGCCTCTCTTAGTCTAATCTCATATAAGGCTTGCATACCTTGAGCCACAGAGTTACTTCCTGTAATCGCGTAAGCTGTCTCAGAAGCTAACCTATGAGCAATGGCAGATGACAATAAACTGTCATACAATTCTGTATCTGTTATTCTCGCAAGATAAGTAATGTTACAAGTTCCTTGATTAGAAAGAATTTTTCGTCCTTCTATCTTAAACATGACGTTGCTATCATATGCAGCAACCTCATTATCCACGCTTGAGTTCCAAAAAGACAGAACCCTTAGACAAAAGGGGTCAGTTGGAAGCGTAAATTGATGTGTAAATCCGAAAGCCGGAGCGTTACTGTCTGCTGCTATATCCGTCCTAACAATCGCAACATTCCACGGGTGAGAACGTAAAACCGAATCTCTTACAGTTTCAAATCGTCTATTACACAGACGAGCTTCCTTTGAGTTTTCAGTTAAAGATGTGATGGTGGCCGCACCTAGCAGGTCCATCGCCTCATTACAGATGTCAACAACAGAAGGCATACAACACTCCAAAATGAGAAGGGCGGCTGACCGCCCCTCTCTTATTAGAATTAATCAACAACGTAGTACATTGTTAATTCAATAGTTCCTGTACCTGCTGCACCAGCAAGTGTAACAGTAACAGGATACCCATCGTCATCAGCATCAACCTCAATGCCAGAGCCAAGAGCCAGTGTTGCAGCAACGTCTACCTTTTGAGCAGAAGTTGAAGCAGCGGCAGCTTTGAACTCGTCAGCATCTGCTGCTACAGCAGTGCCATCAGCATTAGCGTATGCGCCGTGTCCAACCGCCAAAGTGGTGGATGAACCAAGAGCATCGTGAGCAAGCTGACCGTGTAAAATTCTTGCGCCATCTGGCAACAAGAACATTTCGATGATCTCATCTGCTGCCAATGAAGATGCTTCAAAGACACCATGAGCCACACGAACACGCCCACCTAACTCATTTGACTTGTTCATAACGACAGGAGTTGCACGACTGTTTGTGCGCTGTGTTGAATATACAGTACCCATAATACAATCCCTCCTTACGCTGATTCGTCACAAGCAATGGAAACAACTTTTTCTTCTTCCATTCTTGTTGCTGCAATGCTCATGCAGTAGTAAACCTGTGTGGCATACCCTTTGTCTGCACGTTCATCAATTCTTGCAGTGACATCTTTGCCGATGCCCAAAGCAAGCCCATCTTCAGCCCAAGCAAAGCAAGTGCGGATGTTTGACGCAAAAGCCAAACGATTTGTCACGATGAACTTGAAACCTAAGAAGGTGTCAATTTCACCCTGCACAAGAGCCTTGACCGTGTTAAAGTCGCTGGACGTTACTGTTGTATTGTTCAGCAATGCTTCAACTTGGTTTGGCCCAACCGCAATGTAGCGTGGGATTGATGGATCAACAGAAGCAAGATCAAGTGTCTTCTTTGCTGTGATCAGTTTTGCAAGTGTCAGGTCAGCACTACCATGTGCAATCTGCTGTCCAGCAGGTAGTGAGGTAGATGTTGAACCTGTTTCACCAGTGAACGCAGTACCAGTTGCGGCTGCGATAATCTCATCATCCATTGCTCTGCCCATAGCAGACGCTGCTGCCTGTGCATAAGTGGATGTTGGATCAATAAGCATACGCACTTTGTCCTGATCATCGATCAGATCTGCATACTCATAATCCACAAGGCTCATACGCCGCCTTGCATGAGGTGTATCGATCTGGGGCGTATCCCCATGCCGTGTAGTGCGCTTGACCGCTGTGGCTTTACCCACTTGGTCAAAAAAAGCATTTTTGCCAACCATCGTTTCTGCACGTACCGTATCACGCAAGAGAGAACCTCTCTGTTGTGATAGCATCTGCACATTAGCAGAATACTGTTGGACAAATGCCGTAGTTACTTGAGTAGACATAATGTCTCTCCTTTTCTACAAGTTACATTTGACGATTTTTACGGTATGCTACCCGATGCCGGACAAACCTAGCTTTTTAAGACTGCTTGCGTCTACCGTCTTTCCGATTGTCAACAGGACGATTTGCACCGCTACCCTGCATGACCACCTGATAGTATTTCTCTACCAGATGCTCTGGGTCTTCCATATCACGTTGAGTACCAAACTCAACCGCAATACGCAAACACTCAAGACGTATCTCTACGTCATCCATGCTGCATCTCCATCAGCTTCGTCATGCGTTCTACTGCTGCATGATGCTGTGGGTTCTTTCTATCCCAATAGGCATGATTACGATCAGACATGATTGCCGTAATTTCATTTTCTGCCTGTTGAGGTGACATACCCAAAGATGTAGCACTTTCTGAAACTGTGTCTTCGCTAGTTACACTTTGCCTAAATTCTGCAATTTTTGCAAATGTCTTTATTATATCTGGGTGATTTCCTAACTTTGTGCCGTCTGCAAGCTGCATTTCCATTATCTGCCCAGCCTCAAACTGGTCTACAACTTTTTGCGCTGACTGCATTTTATTATCATACTTATCGCCCCACTCAGCCTGTAAAGCAGAAGAAGATTCTTCTAAAGACTTTTGGTTTGTGGCGTTCATAGTTTCAATGTTGCCCTGCGTTACAGAACGATAATACTCAAGAACACCGTTTGCTTGATCGGGAGTAAGACGTAACTTGTGCGCTACATCCGCATACCCTGTTGCCACTTCTTCTGTAACGATGTTTCCATCAGCAGCAATCTGGTACTGGTCTGGTGTTTCTGGTCTGCCCAGCTTGCTATAAATCCTGTCTAAATCTTCATCTGTAGGATTTACAGGCATTGGTATTTTGTCTGCACCAATCAAACGCTGTGCATTTACATAAGACCTAGCAAGGTTCTCCACATCCTTGATAGGCGATAAACTTGGGTGTTGTCTTAGATCCTCTGGTATTGAATTTAAGAAGTCGTTACCAGATCCACCTGATGCAACTTCAGCAGGTGTTTCTATAGTAGAAACTGGTGCTTCTGTTACCTCTGGCTGGACTACCTGTTCTGCTTCTGACATTAGGTTTCCTCTTTCATCATATTAAAAATGTGCAATAGCACGGCTCGTTTGCCTTCCTCAAAGGCTGTAGCATTGGCATCACCAGCTACATAACTTGAAGTACGCCAGTTACAACGTGCTTCAAGATCAGTCAAAACCTTTACACCAGATTCAGATGTAAACACATCGTTATACATCAAGCGCAGTTTCTTTGGGTCTTCCATTACTTCTGAACCATTCTAACGGCCTGTGCCGCTTGTGCTGCTGTGTAAACGTCCTCTTGCTCTTCCTGACGCTCCATCATTGCTTGTTGCTGTGCAGCCCTTTCTTCACGCTGTTGCTGTATCTGTGCATCAGAATTAAGTACAGACTTAGGCACACCCAGCGCATCTGTAACATGGCGCACCAAACCATCTGCGTCTACATGATCGCCAACAGGCAACTGCTGTGACAACGGCAGCAATATCTCAAGAGCCTTCATAGTATTGTTAAGACTGCTTGACTTCTGCGCACGGGCCAACGGTGAAACATACTCAATATCCACATCACGCCCCTGTAATATCTCTGGTGCTTGCTGCAACATCTCTTCGCGCAACATCAAAGCAAATGTGCGGTCAATCAATGGACGCAACATCTCATTCATTAATCTGCCCAACACAGGGCCAATGACACGCATACGCTCTTCCTGACGCTGTATAACCTCTGTAGCTGTCATGTTTGGCGAACCGCCGGACAGCAACTGGTCAACATAAAACGCAGAACGTATGGCTATGCGCCTTTGTTCTTCCATCTGCAAGCCGATAGGGATGTTTGCACCTACGTTTAAAGGTGTAATTGTGTCTCTACTTCCAGCCCTATAGAAATTCAGACCCCCTGGATTTGTACGGATTGGGAGAATAAATCCGTCATCAGGCACAAGCAGGGGAGGATCAATCTGCTTTTGTGCCGCTTGTATGATTGTCTTAGACATTAGGTTCAACATCTTGACATCAGGCAACGCTACCATCGCAGGGGATCTTCCCATTGTCTCCCCCGTTGCCTTGAGGAAACGTGGAACTACATACGGAAACTCTTGAAAGCCTTTAACTGACACAGCCATCTTTGTTTCCATGCAAATGTAGACAGATGCGAACGGCATATTAGCACTGTCCATTTTGGTAGGGTCACGATCAAATCTAGGCATCACAGCATGGAGCATTGTGATTTCTTCATCTGGCTTCTTGTCGTATTTTTTCCTAATAAAATCAGTTACTTCATCGTATCCAAAGCGCAGCACAGCCTGTCTTGCTGGCAATGTGTACTTACGGAACACAGTATCAACTAAGCCAAACTGGTTCTCTGCAATATGAAACTCAGATATATGGCGTGTGCTAAAACGTAGTTTGCCTTGATCCATCTCAACAAACATACAGCCAGTGCCAAACACAACGAGATCTACATACATTTCATGGATCTCTGTTTCAAAGTTGGACTGATTAAAGGCACGGATCATTCTGGTGCTGGTATCTTCTAGCCACTCTTGGACTTCAGCATCTCTGCCTATTTCCTGATCCTTCATCGCCAAATGAAACCAAGGCGTTGCCCCACTGGTCAACATCCCGTGCAGTGAAGCTGATAACAGGTCTACAGCTTGCAGTGCAGTGCCGTCAAAGATTTGCTCCATACGCTTTTCGCCTCTACTGCGCTTACGCACAATGTCAGCTTTTCTGGGCAGCATATAATCAGCAAGTTCTTGAAAATGATTTTGCCAGTTTTCTCGATAGCCTTCTAATGCTTCAAATCTGGCTATGACGGCTTTAATGTCATCCATTGTATTATCCTAACAATGTTGGCTTCTGTGTTGTTGCCTGATTGGATGTAAGCCCTGCAACCTGATACCCTGCGCTACCTTTGCGTTTTTTACGAGCCTGTTGCGTGGCTTCTTCAGCCATAACAGCGGCTGTTTCTAAATCCGGCTCTGGCGGTGGTGGTGGAGGTGGCGGCGGTGTAACCACCTTTGGCTTCAAAAAACCCATGACTTGCTCCTGTTAGTTAAATATATATTCTTTCTGGACAATATCAGATTTTCCTACAAACGAAAAGGATCGTAATCGTTTACCGCCATAGCTTGCGGAGGCTTAACCATAGTTTGCCTATTTTCCAACCCAATAGCCAGATACCTAAACGCATCCGCAGCATGGCTTGTGAAGTCATGCCTTGGATGATCTCTAAATACTTTTTTCTTTTCATCAAACTCTTGACGGTATTGACGCAGCATTTCCAAACCTTCATGGGTCTTCTCCCTGTCAAAGTAACACTTAGGTAGCATCATACGGGCTGCATTAATACCGTCTATGATCTTCATCTTAGGTATTACCTTAAATCGTATACCCAACCCAAATGCAGTCTCTAGCCTAGACTTGCCACTGCCTAACTCACGCACTTCTATATCATGTGGTGCTAGGTGATCACCCCAATGGTAATCTTTACGGCGCAATACTTCAGCGTAATGGTCTAACCCCACCCCACTGTTCTCATAGTAATCTATAACATGGACTGCACCACCTCTAAATATCTGGGCAAACCAGATAGCCGTGCTGTCGTTTATACCCAAATCCCATGCAGTATGCACAGGAAACGCAGGGTCATATGGCACTCTAGCAACCCTGTTACTGTCATCGGCATCAGATAGCAACTTGCCATAGTACGCTCCTATGATTGCTGCTGTAAACGAACACTCATATTCTTGCTCGTACTGCTCTGGGGTCATCATAGATTTAGCCGCGTCCAGTTCCTCATCTGGCACTAGCTGACTCTGTGAAGCCTTCACAATCTTGTAATACCACTGGTCTGAACCTTCAGCTTCTTCTGCCTTGGCCTGTTCTAACAAATCAAAGAAATGGTTATGTCCGGCTGGTGTACCTAAGAACACAGCCCCACCCTGTCGGTCTGACAATGCTGGTCTTACTACCTCACCCCATACTCTAGGGTTCTGCATACCAAATTCATCAAATACACACAGGTCAAGATAAATACCCCGTAGGCTATCAGGGTTCTCAGCAGACAAAAGCATCAACCGCCCACCATTAGGAAAGTCCACACGCAGTTCTGTTTCATTAAATGACACACCTGGTATTACACTAGCGTAGTATTTTACATAATCCCAAGCTATCCTCTTTGCCTGTGCAAAGGTAGGGGCTACAAAGGCCACTCTGGGTCTAGGTAGTTCACAAGTCAGGCAATGCTTTATCAGATGATTTACAGCCCACACAGTCTTACCAAAGCGTCTGTGCATCACCAAAACATTCCAACGCCTCACACTCTGGTGCATTTCAGCCTGTAAGTCTCTAGGCTTGTAAGGTATCTTAACTTGCATCCTTGTGATACCGATCCTCATAATTTGCAGGAGCGTTAACTACAACAGATATGCCACAAGTGCAGTTGTATGTTTGTGCTACAACAGGATAGCCTTTCCTTGTAGCTAAATCACTGCCTTCTTCAAGAAGCATAATCTTCCCACATCTGCTATCAGGACAACGCATTATTCAGAACCCGTCTCCCAAACTATCCGAACCGTGCCGTCACCTATCTCAACGCCAGCCCTGTTCTTCTGCTCCCCATACCTGTCAGGCATCAGCTTACCAACCTTCCATCTAACATGGGTAGCATAGTCTCTCAGCACATTAGGGTCATAATCCTTCTCACCCTTTAACCGCTGCTTATACAACTCGTCTAACTCCTCAACAGCCTTCTCAGCACTCTGCTGCTGGGCCGTCCTAATCCTACGCTCTAAGTCAGCATCCTCACCCATACGGCTGTAAATGTTAGCCCTGCTTATCTTTAACTTCACACATGACTTAGCAAGACTATGGCCTTCCATAATCATATCTACTAAATCATCAACTCTTGTCTTTGTTAACTTTGCCATGCCTAACCTTATGAGTTCTGAGTGTGTGTGTAAATGTAGTATTTAACACATGTATAGAGTGGCGGCGTGCGTGGGGGTGCGCGATCTATATAATGCCCCCCGTCATGCAAGATCTGCCATGAAGACAGCACAGCTATACATTGCCGCACGAAACAATGACTGCTCAGTGCGTGATAGTCACA